GCAGCAGCAGTTGGCGCTCCCTTGGAACCAGGCTTGCGCATCCGCTCCTTCGATCCAGCCTCGATGCGTTCGCGTTTCTGATGGATGTTCTTGTAAAGTCCGTCTTTCATTTGCAGTTCCAGCGTTTGAGTGATGCAGCTTTACGTGTAGGCCGTCCCTTTTCGTCCTTCATAGGACCGGGCATCCCGCTCATACGAGCGCAGAAGGACTTCTTGCGGCCTGCGTCTGCCTTGGTCTTTGGATTAGGAGCCGGAGCCTTGAGGTTGCTGCCAGTAGCAGCGTTGTACTTGGCTCGCCCCTTGGCAGTCAGCCCTGCTCCTTTAGAGACAGGCAGCTTCTCACCCTTGGACACAGAGAGGTTGACCTGCTTTTTAGCCATTGGACTCGTCAGGAGGAGGCAAGAATGAACCGTCAGGCTGCTCGATCCAGCCTGGACCACAAGGAATGCCATCGACATTCACAAGAGTGGTTCCAGCGGGAGGAGTAAAAGGTGTCACTCCATCCCAGACAATGACGTTTTGGACCACCTTAGTGGCATCATCAACAATAGCGTAGTTCATGCTTAGAAATATGTTGTAATCACCACAAGCCCTGCACCGCCTGCACCGCCTGCACCGGATTGTGTGCCGGTTTCGGTTGCGCCACCACCACCACCACCACCCGCAGGAAAGCCACCATTACCCCCATTACCCCCATTACCAGCAGCGGATGAGCCACCACCACCACCACCTGAGCCTGGAGCAGTGTACCCTGCCGGCGCGGCGATGCCATTCCCGCCTGCTGAGTTCGCCAGACCAGCAGTTCCTCCAACAAGGTCTAGCGACGAACTGCGACCTCCAGCACCACCTGCAACAGGCACTGCGCCACCAGAAGCAAGACCGCCACCGCCACCGCCACCAGGTCCACCCGGTTGGAATACAACGCTGACGGATGAGGGAACACCAGCAGTTCCGGCGCTGCCATTGGACTGACCTGGCCCACCATTGTTCGCCTGCTGCACGGAAGTTCCAGCCGCGCCAGTGCCCGCGCCGCCACCACCTCCAATGGCGCGAAAGCTGCCAAACTGAGACGTTCCTCCAGAAGTTCCATTGGCACCCGCAGCATCACTGGTGCGTGCAGCACCACCTGCGTTGCCTGCACCAACAATCACGGTTTCCGTAGCCGAAAACGCAGAAGCCGGGACGACCGCATGAAAATAACCGCCGCCAGCGCCGCCGCCGCCGCCAACGCGAGCAGCCGCTTGCGATGCGTTTCTTCCGCCGCTGCCACCACCCCCTCCTCCACCAAACATCATTAGGCTTACAGACACTGCATTAGCTGGCTTTGTCCATGTGCCACTCGAAGTGAATACCTGCACATCTGTTGGCGTAGCCGTGCCACCCGCAGCAGTAACACTCGTAAGCGCAGTCACGCGGCCTTTGGCGTCAATACTCAACACCGGAATCTGCGTCGAACTTCCCACTCCGGCTTGAGCAGTCGTAATCGCTGCCAAGGTTGGGTTGGGATAGTTTCCAGTCAGGTCACCTCCAGCAGCAGCGGTAGCACCCAGTGCACCCACTTCAGCAGCAGTTGGGAAGATGTGCTGATGATCGCCACGAGCAGCAAACGTGCTCAGGCCAACAACCGGAGCCGTAGCAAGCGCAGCAGGGGCAGTCGTGGACAGACCTGCAATCTGAGTGGTCGTCAGAGCGCCAAGGAAGGAAACAGCAGCAGCCTTGTTGGCTGACTGCATGAAAGAGTCAATATCGGCTGAAACTGTAAGGTCAGGCATAACTAGGGTCTGATGTAAATTGAGGTGCCGTCAGGACGATTGTAGCTATCCACTCCACCGGGACGCAGGTAAGTGAACGTCACTGGAGGAGGCGTTACCCCTCCAGCAGTAGCGGGCGTCTTTGACCGGCGTCTGGACAGGAACCGAATCACAGGCCAATTCCTTGGATGATGTGCAGTGAACCAGCTCCCCCGGGGGAGATGAACGAGACAGTGTCATCGTCCTGATCCTTGCCAATGCTCACCTGTGAGCCAACGAGCACTGGATACCCAGCAGTCGTTGCCGGCGTACCAGTAACAGAGTTGCCCACGCGGACATAGACCACAGTGGAGCCGAGGTTGGTGAACACCACAGACTCGGAAGTGAATCCCAGAGTGACAGATTGAGAGGTGACATTCGGCGTGACAGTGACGCCAAGATTGTAAGCGGGTTGAAAAGCGAGTCCCATAAATTCAACAGTTAGCCAACACGATACCAGGTCTTGAGAATTGGTTCAAAGCGCAGCCTGAAGAAGCCGCCAGAGGAGATGGTCGTAGGAGTTCCAACGCCAAGAGCACCATTCAGGTTGATCGTCAGAGCAGTTACAGTCTGAGACGAACTCACAAGGATCTCTTGTTGCTCCACGCAGTTGGCGACATTTGGCAGGATGATCGTGCCGGCAGCCAAGGTGGCGTTGGGCGTCAGGACCAACCAAGTGCTCGCACTGCTGTCAGTGATCGTGACAGTGAACCCCGTAGCAGTAGGGCCAGCGTACTGGATGATCTTGCCGTCCCCAGAGGAGCCTTGAGACTGGATGTACTGGGCGACAGTGTCAGCAGCAGTACGGTAGTCTTGGTTGTTGACGTTGACTGCGAAGTAGGTGCTCGCAGTGACTGTGTCCAGCAGGGACAAGCGTTCGATAGCCATGGCTAAGAGTTCTTGAAGAGCATCTGATCGTTGTTTTCAACGATGAGCGGGTTGAGGTCTGGGACGTTGACAAACACTTGGTCAGTGCGCTTGAACCCGGCACCAAGCGGGAGCGTCCTCACAAACTGCTGCTCGTAAGGCATCGCGGCCTCGATCAGAAGCTGGTTGTAGAGAGCTTTCGCAGTAGTCTTCGTATCGGGCGAAAGAGACTTTCCGTAAGCAGGAGCAAGACGAACAGCAAGGTTAAGAACCAAAGCCTCATTGTTGTTGAGTGAAGTTTGAATCTCCTCGTCGATGTTACTGTTGTCCGGGCTGGCCGGCAGCGGATACCCGATCTGGATATTCATCGCCTGCCAAGAAGCCACCATGAGATCGAGACGTCTGAGTGCGCTTTGAAGCTGGTCTGGCGTGATGTCGAACACATACGAAGCCAGTCCGATCTCCTCGAACGCCTGCTCAATAATCTGTCTCTTGGTGAATGCCATGTTATTTGGCGAGTGCTTCGTCGATCATCTGGGCGATCTTCTTGTCAGAATACCTGCCATCAAACTTGATTCCAAGCTCTGTAGCCTTGGCTTCCAACTCTTCCCTAGTGGGAGGAGCGTTGTCGTCCAAAACAGGCTCAGAGGCCGCCTCTGCGGGCTTGGCGGGCTTTCCTTCAATGGCAGCAGGAAGGCTTTCATACCAACCTTCACTGAGCTTCGCATCGAGCTCTTCCTGCGTGTTGACTCCGGCGTAGTCGTATGTGCCATGCGGGCGCAAATGCTTGCCAGGAACCTTGTAAACAATGGTTGGAAATTCCATTACTTCCGCATCCTCCCAACAGGCTTGCCAGCGGCAACGCGGGATTTACGAGCAGAACTGAGGGCCATCGCGACGGCTTGCTTCTGCGGGTAACCAGCTTTCATCTCCTTGGAAATGTTCTTGGAGATCGTCTTCTGCGAGTATCCTTTTTTGAGAGGCATAAAGAGTTGATACACAAGAGGGAGGGCGGAGTCAACCACCCTCCCCCTGTGTGAGTCAGCTTACGGCTGGCCGAACAAGATGATCCCGGTCATTTCGGGCTGCTTGTTGACCACACCGAAGATCGTATCGAGACGATAGCGAGTCTTCATGGTGTTGATGTCGTACTGCTTCTGCATGACCAGTTCAATGCCCTGATCGGTGGAAGCACGCATCACGTTTGCACCTGCGTCCTGAGGAACCGCATAACGGCCCGGCAGGATTTCAATCGCGTCCTTCTGCCAGAAGCAGTTGATCGGAGCTGCCGCAGTGTTCAGGAACACGATGGCGCTGGTCGAAGACTTCACATTCACCACACAGTTCTGGTACTCAGCCGTTGCAGCGGTGTCGTTCTCAGACTGGTTGGAGATGATGGGAGGGCTGATGACCAAGGTCGTGCCACCAACGGGAACGCTGATGACGCGGAAGGTCTTCAACTGGCCGGTGTCCTGCTTGGTGATGTGATGAACAGCGTTCACGCCAGCGATGGTGAAGCAGTCGCCTGCCACAACATTGGTGCTGCTCGACACGGTCACCGTCTGGTAACGGTTGTCCACGTTGAGGCGTTCAGCGGTCGTCGGGGACGAGGTCACTGCCTTGGGGATGTAGGCGTTCGCACCGGACGACGTGTTGATCGTGATGCTTCCACCACCAGCAGCCGCAGCGATACGGTTCGCGTAGTCGAGCTTGAAGGTGTCGAAGCTCGCAACCTGGCCGATGTAGGCGCGGTCGTAAGCGGTCAACGTCTTACCAGACAGCGTCTGACGACCAGCGAGGTTGTTCGCCATGCCGTTGTAGTCGCGGGTGGACAGAGCGAGGTAACGCTGATCGAAGTTCACACCCTGCTCGTTGAAGATGGCTTCGCACTGGGCGACGTCATCAAACCCAGTAGCAGCGGAGAGACGCTTCACAACGAGCGTTCCCTGCGAGGCGGCCACGTTCATAACAGCCACGTTGATGTCACTCGCCAGCTTCTGCTTGGCGGAGTCACCGAGGCGCTGTTCCTGAAGGGCGTCACGCAGTTCAGTAGCCGTCATGATCCACGGCACAGACTGGTTGAAGCCGATTGTCGCAGGGACAGCCAACTGGGTGTAATCCAAAAAGTTCGCAGTCATGTCCGTGCCAGAGTAGGAACGGCTGATGTAAGGCTGCGGCCTCCAGATCGTGTTATTGGTGCGTTCCATCATCGTCTGATCCGTGTTGTAGATCGAGACGTTGCGGGACAGGACGAGAGCGTCTTGGAAACCTTCGAGGAGGTTTTCGAACGCTACCCTTTCTTCTTTGCTGAATGCATTTGCCATAACTTAGGATTGGTTTTTTAACTGACGTTTGAAAGCGAGGACTTTGGTAAAGTCTCCACTGCGTGCCGCTTCTTCACGCAAGCGATCCAACTGGACGTTGGAAGTACCGAGACTGCCGTTTCCGTTGATCCGTTTTTCGGGAGGAGGTGCTTGTTTCTTTTGCACAGAGAGTTGAGTTTCGAGTTTTGCTACTGCAAAGGCGAACTGAACCGGATCAGTGATCCCAGCCAGTTCCTTGGCCTTGTTGGGGTTCTTGCCTAGGGCATAAACCATAACAGCCGGGTTCTGGGCTCCCTGAAGAATGATGCCTTGCTGCGTCACGCTCAGTGTTTCGAGCACAGTGTCTTCAGCGTCTTGAAAGTCTGAAACTTTGAGCCCCGTCTTGGACTGGGTGTAAGTTTCGAGCTTCTTCT